TTGAACACGGAAAGTTCGGATGGCGACGACTAGCCATCTGGCTTAGTCAGTCACTTTTCACACCCTTGTCGACGTTCCTTGAAATGCCACCAGAAGAAGCCGTCCGGTGGCACGACGAGGTCGTTGAACTATCCAAGCCTCAAAAACCAAAAAAACCGGGTGCGTGATGGGTACGCTTGTTTCAAAACTGATAGTTTCGCTCGTTAATAAGATCTCAGGCCCAGCGCGTGTTATCGGAGCGGATCTTGATCGTCTACATTCCCGTGCTTCTCGCGCCAGTTCGGCCCTCTTGCGGGGGCCGGGCGGCTTTTCAGCTGCTGGATCGGTTCGCAACCTCGTTGCAATCGGTGCTGGTTATGTCGGTCTGCGCGAAGGAATAGGGGGCACGGTCGGTGCCGCGATCAAATTCGAAGAGGCATTCGCCGACGTCCGCAAAGTTGTTGATGGCACTCCGGCGCAGATCGCTGTTCTGAGAAATGAAATTGTCGAAATGTCGAAAGTGATCCCGACTTCGGTCAAGGGCCTTTCAGATATTATGGCAGCTGCCGGACAGTCGAATATTCCATACGAAGAACTGGGGAAATTCACTGAACAGGTGGCGAAAGTATCGGTAGCTTGGGAAACAAGCGAGAAAGATACGTCCGACGCTCTCGCCAAAATTAAAACGCAGCTCAATTTGTCGGTTGATGGGGTTGGGCTTTATGCTGATGCCATCAACCACTTAGGCAACAATACCGCCGCGAAGGCTCCGGATCTCGTCGACTTCTCAAAGCGCGTTGCGGCAACCGGTAAAATGTTTGGCTTTTCGGCAACAGAAACGCTTGCGTTCGGTGGCGCTATGGTCGCCATGGGTGCGGAAACCGAAGTCGCTGCCACATCATTTCGTAATATGGGCAAGGCGCTCACTAAGGGCGACAATACCGCTAAGGCGGCTCGCGCGGCTTGGGCACGGATAGGCATGTCGCCTAAGGCAGCGGCCAAGGACATGCAGAAAAATGCCGTAAAGACCACTCTCAAGGTGCTGGACGCAATAGGAAAGCTCCCGGAATGGGAACGGGCAACTAATGCGTTTGCTCTCTTCGGCGAAGAAGCTCGCGCCTTGATGCCTGTCATCAGCGATACGAAAGAGCTGCGGCGACAGCTGGGGCTTGTGGGTCGGGAGGCTGATTACGCAGGATCAGCATTTCAGGAGTACATGATCCGGGCAGACACTGCGGCCAACGTCCTTGAACTTCTCGGAAATAAGCTGAGTGCGCGCGGTATCAAGTACGGTGACACATGGTTACCAACCCTGAAAGAGTTTTCACTCGGCGTCGGTGATGTGGTCGACACTCTCGACAAGCGTGTGGGAGTGATCGACAAAATTCAAATGTCGCTCACTGGGCTTGTGAGCGGCTTGGGTTATGGCGGAACTGGCGGCGTCCGTGAGATGGTCAACGATCTTGGCGACATTCTGTTCGGCAAGGCATTTGAAGGCGATACCAGCGCATTTGATCAGCGCATGGTGGACCTTGCAAAGCTTTCAAACCACGCTCGAAAAATTGGCTCGGATATTAAGTCCTTTGTTAGCGATATCGGAGCGGGTGATATATCCGGGGCTATGACTAGTCTTGGATCTGCATTTGACAGAATGTCCGGAAGCATGACCGTAGGTAGCGCTCTCGCAATCGGTCTGGTTGGACGCGGGCTTATGGGCATTGCTGCGGGAGCGGTCGCTCTCATGCTTTCACCGATTGGCAGGATCACTACAGTTGCCTTTGCGGCTGCGGAATTAATCAATGCTGTAAAAGGTGCTGATAGCATCGGTGCGTTTGCCGATAATTTGATGAAGCTCTCAACTGTTGACTGGGTTATGATTGGGGCGGGCCTGTTGGCTGTTGCCGGTCCAATCGCGAAAGTGGCAGGCCTAGGCAGCGGCACCCCCAAAGCAGGTGCTCCAAGTGGAGCGCCTCCGGGAGGGGGCAAGCCGGGTTCGGGTGTGACGAGCACTGCCGTTGGGGGTGGATGGAAATCCTTCGCTCGCGGCGGCGCGGTTGCGTTGGTTGCCGAGAAGATTGGCGAGTATGCAATTCAATCAGGGCTTAATGCTCTAAATGATCGTGTGCACACCGACGAGCAAAAGAAGAAAGCGGCAGATTTCAACGCAACTCACAATAGAGGCATCGCAGCTCTATGGGATCCGACTTTCTGGTTTGGCGAACAAGACGGCAAGCGCCCGTCGTTCAAAGAAGCTATGGCTATAGATGTCAGCAAATACCGATCACCTGCAAGTTCGGGACCAGAGAACGTCAACATCGTCGGGAGTCCGCCAGTAACTGTCGCTTCAGCTGTGCAAACAGTGCCGAGTGGTACGCAAGATGTTCGAGTGACCAATCCGCCTGCACCTTCAAATATTCAGGTCGTCGTACATGCAATAACAAACGCTTTACCGGCTGAGATTGGCGCGGCAGTCGCAAACGCTATATCAGCCAAATTGCAAGCGGCATCGAATGGCGCATATTCTGATGGAGGAATGTAATGTCAACTCCAATGTGTCTCGGCCCGTTTATGTTCCAATCGTTGGAATTTGGATATACGGGCGTCAGGCGCGAGCTGTCGACAAAATGGGCTGACATTCAGACTGTGGGCGGCTTGAACCGCCTACAGTGGACCGGCGGCGATAGTGACACGACCACTATTGAAGGTGTTCTTTTCCCGCATGAGTTCGGTGGACTAACCACGCTCGAACAGTTGCGACAGGCCGCAATTACGGGAACGGTTTTGCCGCTTATTACGCTGACTGGGAACGTCTACGGAATGCATGTCGTTGAAGGTGTGAGCGAAGATCAATCATACCACGACGCCAACGGCATGCCCCGAAAGGACGTCTTTCGTATACAATTGAAACGATATTCCGGCGGGAACTTCTCGCCGGTTTCAATCGTCCAAACATTGTTCGGGTGATGTTATGAGTCGTGCTTACACTACCATCCAAGGCGAAATGCTCGATATGATCTGTCGGAAGGAGTACGGCGACGAAAGCGGCTACGTTGAGCAAGTTCTTGAAGCCAATCCAGGACTTGCAGATTTGCCCCACAGATTGCCGCTCGGAACGGTGATACGTCTGCCCGAATTAACGAGGGCAGACGCAACACCGTCAATCATTTCGCTTTGGGATTAGGGGTCAACAGGCTCGAAGAAAAGCCAAGGCTTATCGTTCTTCTGTATTATACGGTATCGAATATCTTGTTCGGTGCCGTCACTTAAAAATCCACGTCCTTCGCATTTGATTGTCTTGGACGTTCCCGCGATAATGGTTTTCGGGGCAGAGATATCTAATAGCTTAACGTTTGTTAGCGGGTTTGGGTTGTCGGTCGATAGTTTGACGACCTCCGGAATGAGCGCTTTGCAGTCATACGGACCGCCGTCGCTTCCAAACAAGATGCTTGGCACAAGCCACATTGCTGCAATGCCTAAGACGATTACAGCCCCTCCCTGTTTCCAATTACTCCCATGAATCCCCTTGTTTGCTTCCATAGCAAGCCCTCCATGGTGTGAACATGCAAACTCCCGCATTCGAAATCAAGGTGAACGGCAATCCGGTCGCCTCGATCATGATTGACCGCCTTATCTCATTGACGATCACAGATAAAGAGGGCGTCGGGTCGGATAGCATCGACGTCGATCTCAACGACGGGCACCCGTTTGCTGCGATCCCGAAGAAGGGTGACACGATTGAGGCTTCGCTCGGTTACAAAAAAACCGGCGTAATTCCGTTTGGCTCTTACACAATCGATGAACCTGAAATCCGCTGCCTTCCTTATGGTATGTCTATCAAAGGGCGTGGCGCAAATGTCCGCGACCAGTTGAAGCAAAGCCGGACCCGGCATTGGGACGACAAAACCGTCGGTGACATTCTCCGCGATATCGCCGCCGATAACGGCCTTTCCCCTGTGATCGATGAGAGCGTCTCTAGTCATAAATATAGTTGGTTTGGACAACAGGGAGAAAGCGACCTTCATGTTGCAGAGCGCCTTGCCCGCCTTCACGGCGCTTTGTTTTCGGTGAAGGACGGCAGGCTGGTTTTCACAAAGCGAGGCAGCGGCAAGTCTGCCAGCGGTAAAGATCTAACCGCCATTGTTGTGGGGCCAAATGATATTATTGCCGGAACTTGCCGCATTAATTATGCGTATCGAAAGAAGGTCCGCAAAGTTAAAGCTAAAACCCGCGACCGTCTGACCGCCGAAACCGTCGAAATTGAAGAAGATAGCGACGATGAAGGTACTGCCGATTTCACAATCAAAGACAATTTTGCCAACGAAGATGAGGCAAAACGGGCAGCTAAATCGAAGGCAGAAAATTTAAAGTCGGAAACTGTGACAACAACGGTCGCAGTTTTTGGCAATCCAGCCAT